AAAGAGCAAAAAGTTACGTGAGCAAGACCCCAATCACGACATTTTCGTAGGGCCAGTAGGAATCTGGGTGCCCTGGGACCCCGATGCGTATAAGACGGGTCGCGTAGAGCACTTAGAGGAGGAGTTAAATGCACTCCATAAAGAGAAACTCAAGAATGAGGAAATGGCGAAGAAGGAGTTTGAGGACCGTGTACGCGAAACCAAGAAAAAAGCCATTATGGAGAACATTGAAAAGGCCAAGAAGAGTGGTAATGTGCTTACGCAGTCGATTGACGAGCATGGCAATTTAATTGGCGTAAAGGAAACTGTGAACTTCGATGAGCGCGAAGTCGAGGAGGTCGAAGCCACTCAATTACGTAATGAGATGTTAATTAAGAATATTTTAGAAAAGACGGAGAATAAACCACCTGCCGATGAGTAAACTCAATCAAAAAACTTTATCGGTAAATATATATTATGGGGTGTGACTACTATATTTTGAAACTATTGCGAATTTACTATAGCGATAATGATTATTTAGAAGTAGAATTAGACAGAGAACGCGGGTATTACGACGACCTACAATTCGATGAAGACGCGGACGACTACGAAGAAAAGATAAATGAACATATAAGACAAACATTGCTACCAAAAACAGAGCCTATTTTGATATATTCAAATGGACAATGGAATAAACTATCTTGTGAAACCAAATATAAGGGTCTCATTGAGAATGAAATAAACATTGTTGACAAAAAATGGCAAGATGTTACCAAGGTTATAAAGTTAGAATATAGACACGAACGTTAGGTCAAAATAATAATAAACTATTGCCGCTTTATTATTATTCAAAAAAACATAAAGATATTGAGACGTTATAAACTAGTGTATAATGAACACCTTTTATCAGATAGTGCACAAGATGTGCGCGCAATCAGATGAATTATATAAAATGTCTTGTCTCAACGATTCAGTAGAGTCTAGTATGGTATTTGCCAATGCAATTTGGGAATATGAAATGCCGCATCCGGACAAACGCAACTATCTAGCTAAATCGTTAATATTTATTCATATGGTTAGTCATTACCGGGTATTATTGTCTAAGTTTCAATTCTTAGATTCTATACGAAAAAACGACTTTATAAGCGACGAAACCAAGGATGAAATATTCACTGTGTTTATGAAGGCCCAGCGGAGATACCAAAGTTTCGGTCGCCTATGTTACCGATATAAACACAGACGCGCGCCATTATCAGTAAAAGAAGACCTTTTTTTATATCCGATTAACGAATCGCGACATAATGTTATGACGATTCTTCAGAATGGCCAGCGATATTTATTTACGATTATGGATTTGCGTAATATTATTGAGGGGTCATTAAGTAACTCGCCTTATCATTTCTCGGAGCCTCTGCCCATTAAGAATCCATATAATAATCTAGCATTTGATAAGTCAACACTCTATAATATTTATTTTTTTATGAAACGCGCGGACTGCGTAATGTCGCCGCTGTTTCATCAATATTTCCTTTGCAATTTTAATCTTACGAAACTTAGGGACTCGAATGCGGCGATGATACGTGATGTACATATTTCACAGTATTTAAAAAACGCTGACTCTAATTGTCTAAGAATTCATATATTAGATATGTTATCGACGAATGGGGCAAGGTGCAATTTTTTGATACATAAGGATTTTCCAACAACAAAACTTATAACAATAATGCGGCCTTACTTGGAGATGTATTATAGAGAGCATTATTCTCTTGATTTATATACACAAAGCTATTTAAGAAACTTGTTGTGTGTTAAACTAAAGGAATTTTATGATTTTAACCCTAAGTTTGGCAGAAAGTTTTTTTATAAGAATGAGGCCAATAAGCGGGTTGCGAATTTTTATGAAGAACATATACAATTTAAAAGTACGACTTATGTCGAAAAGTATGAAAAATCACATCTTGAATTGATGGATACAGATGAGTTTGTAGGCAGTTTTGATGAATCGGATGATTCTGATTCAGTAAGTTAGATAAACGATACGATACGATAAAATAAAAATATAAATTTTGATTGATTTATATTTTTGGATTGTGCGCATTATTGTGCAGATAGACAGTAATAATAGTCGTTGTAGGTGGTTTTGGCTTTTATGCTTCTGCTCATCTTAGAAGCAGAAATATTTTCTGATATCGCGGCTTTCAAAATAGTTTCCCATGTTTGTAATAAGACGTCGTCTTTCACAGTGCGTTTTTCAACTGTTTTCCCACTTGGAGAAGTCGCTTTATGCTTATGCTCATCGGACTTCAACATTATTCCATAGTATCCCTCATTTGAACCAGCGTCGGCCCAAACCGTAGCCTTAATTACATAAGGACACTCATTCAAATAATTCTTAAGATGTTTCATGTCGTCGTCTGATGGACTCTTATGTACACTTTTTTTCCATCGTTGATACTCCGAAAGCAGCGTCGAATTCAAAATCTTACCATTGGGCGAGAATTTACAGACCTGAAATAAAAAGTTTTCGGTGTCGTCGTTTTCGTGCTTCTTTTTATATGCAATTTCCTTCAGTTTTACGCCAATATAACCATGTACTACTTGCTCTTTTGTTTGGATAGATAGTCTTGCTGCCTTGAACCGTGTATCTAGGTAGTTTTTAAGGGCATGGAAGGTCTCTTTTTTAGGCTTAGCTTGACACCAAATGCGGAATTGGCCTTCCATAGACGTAGATGCTTCTTCTGCATCTGGATGTACGATACACATTTTATCAATAAACTCGGCGAACTTCTTAGTTAGGTCGTCTTCGGGTAAGAGCACGTTTTGGTAAACCGTTTGGGTGTCTACTTCGATTGCTGCTTGTTGCCTTTCTATGCGTTCACGTAGCTCCTTAAGTTCGAGTGACTGCTGCTTTATGGTTTCTCTGGCCTCCTCAAGCTGCTCATTTAAATTACGCTGTGTTTCAAGTAATTCGTCGTTTTGTTTTAGTAACCGATTAAAGTTATCAATGCCGTATGTTTTTGTGTGAATTATGTCCTTTATGTGGCGCGTGAGTCTTTCAATAGTGAAACTGCCATCGTATGCGATTAATTCGGTTTTATTTTTGCCGGCGACCTCTATAGTACGCATTTGTCGTCTTATTTTTGAATGCGATTTAATAAGGTTTTCAATTTCAACCTTGTTTTGGACGCGGAATGCTGTGATTAGATTGAAATTATCATAGATTTTGCGGTGATTTTGAGTGCGAGTTGCTAGGTCGTTCGTATGGCCGAATTTGATAAGGGTTTCTTTTTCTTCGTTGGTGTTATCTATGGTTCCAATATAGATACATTCGGTATTGACAGGGAACTGCGTTATAATGGCCTGTTCAATAGCTTTTTGGCTCTCTTTTTTGGTTTTTTGGATGGTTTTATCCTTTTGTTCTAATTGCAATTTTAGTTCGTCAGTTTCTTCTTCGACTATTTTGTGTAGGACTTCTTCCATCTTCATATAATACTCATGGATTTCTGATGCCTTTTTTGTTTGTGCCTTAAGACATAGTGATTTGAAACATTTGATAGTTAGCATAATAATCTGGCGGTTTTGGCCACCATTTTGTTTCGGTTTTGGTGAGGTTTCTTTATTAGAATCGACTATTCCATTTTGATTTGCATTTTTTTTATAATCAATGCCTATTTGAAAATTATGTTCTAACATCCTCTCTGCATTATATTTTTGATTAAATCCTAACCATTTCCATATGTTATCTAGGTCAACAATAAAATCAGCATTTTTGTCATAGTTTAAATAGCAATAAAAACTACTTACGAATAGTTGTTGCTCGAATCCAGTAAATGTTTCTTGGATTTTTTTTAATAACTTGTTGTTATACGCACCAGAAAGCTTTGAAATTGGGTTTTGTTCAATAAGACCAACGATGTCGATTTCGCTCATCTTATTATAATTTAATTCAAGTATTTTCTTTATGTTGTTTTGGGCGTTTATTATTTATCTAAGCGGTTTATGAAAAGCACTTTGAACCTAATATATTATGGCGTTTATTTCCCTTAAAACGTTAGATAAATCAAATGAACTTATGTTTGGATTATATCTAATAATTTTATTACCAAGTGATTTTATATAATCTTCTCTAATTTTTTCTTTTATTTGGTCTCTATCGTCATGATTATTTTCATCGCATTCAATTACTAAGTTATAATCAATGAAATATAAGTCAACTCTGTATTTTCCAATAAAATATTGTCTTTTTACATCTAATATATTACTGTATGAGTTTTCAATAAATCCTATAGTTTGATTTTCAATACACATACCAATGTTTATACTTTTTACCTTATCACTTATATCTACAATATATCGATTTCGCAAATTGTAAGTATTTTTTAATAACTGAAATGCATCTTCAGTAAGTTTGAATATTATTTTATTTTGGCCTCCATTTTGTTTATCTGGTAAATTAATTTTATCATAAACATAATGAATATTTTCTCTATAATTCTTCTTTAAATGATTAACAATATTAACCTTTCTTTTTGATAAATACAAAAGTTCATCTAAATCTCTTGTAAATTTACTCATGTATACTATTCTATAATTTAATTCAGTATTTTTCTTTAAGTTATTCTGGTCGCTTATTATTTAATTAAGCATATTATAAAAAGTGGTTTATTATTTAATTTATATTAAAAACCGCTCCTCCCAATAGAGGAGTGAAATCATACTGCATCGTCGAGTAGTTAATAATTTCACATTATTAAAATTATTGACTGCATGTTTTACCATTTATTTTTTTTCACATTGATAGCAGGACCCGAGCGCTTTTTACCTTTACTTGGGTCGTATGCTTCATCCTCGTCATCCGAACCCATACTTTTCGATATTTCCCAGAATTCTTTGGAACCCAGCTTGAAGTCAGGGTGGTTTTCAGCCTTGTACCAGAATATTTGGTCGGTCAACTTGTTCGATTTTGCATTATTGTTTATTACCAGGCATTCATAATTCTCTGTAGTCTGGTCCATTACCGCTGCAAATGACTCCATAGTTGGAAACATACTTGCATAGTTCTCCCAGATGCGTTTACGATTTGTCATATATGGTTCGCGCAGGATAAATACGTAGTCGATATTGGTGCGGAGATTCGGTGGAATGCCTAACGGATATTGCATTGTGATGATTAACATGATTTTCCAATGTCTTCCGTTCATGAACAGCAACCGCATCATTTTATCACGAGTCCACGTCTGGTCATACAAGCAATCATCTAAAATCACAAATGCGCGAGGGTCGATAGTACTTTTACGATAAAGCTCAATTTCCTTATTTACTTGTTTCAAAACCGTCTTCTGTCTTCTCAAAATGTTCTCAATTAACACAGTATTATACTCTTCATGAATAAACAACTTCGGCACATGCGCAGCATAAAACCCGTTACCAGCTTCCGTGCCAGACATAACAGTGCCAATAGGAATATCCTGATGATAAAATAACAAATCACGAACCAAATAAGATTTACCAGTGTCACGACGACCAATCATGACAATAACCGGACCCTTATTTTCATCAGGTTTAAAAGTGATTTCGCGCATATTGAATTTCTTAAGCTCTAATGTCATATTTCAATATAATAATAAAGAATATTTTGTATTAGAGTCATAGACGCAACATGAAAACAATAAAAACGTTTAGTCACGATGATAAAAATATAAACACCACTTATACTTGTTTAGAACAATTAAGCATGACAACTGAAACCCCTAAATTCAATGTAAATTATTTCAAAACTATAACACTAGACTTGAAGTCTTTAGAAAATGTCTATCAGCAATCACAAGAAGAAATCGAGAACGACTATAATCCATTTAAAATTAGAAACATACAAAACTTCAACCCCACCCACGAGCGATTCTTCTCATTAAACGAAACTAATTATAATAGTATTGCATTTAATCATAAATACCATATTTATGATATGGTGACCGTTTATGAACAGGCGACCAAAGCACAGCACGAACGCTATGTATTTATAAAATACGCACCATTGCTCGACCCCATACGATTTATGATTGGAAAATACAAAACTAATATGGAATCTACGCAAGTTCTTCCATCTATAAATAATAATAATGTCCATCCCAAATTAGCAGACATAAACAATGCATCATATGTTGACAATTTCTTCTGCTTCCTATCGAGCAAATTATTACATTCGCACAAGTTTGTAAATGGCCTTGATTATTATGGTAGTTTTTTAGGTATCCAAGAAAAATTTAAAATGAATATCATCGACGATATTGATTATTTGAATGATTCTACATATTTTAAAGAGAACCTTAATGGACTATTTACGGTTTCCAACATAGCTGCTGATGAATTTATGAATTTTGGTTCTCGAAATAATAAACAAAAATTAGTTATTTCGGGTACTCCCAAACATAATATTACAATGGAGGAGATTGTAATCGATGCCGAAGAACTCCCATGCGAGCCATCCATGAATTCAGACGTTGTTTATGAAAAAGAGGATGCAAAATCGTCAAAATCTAGCTCATCAAATGGTAGTAGTTCAAGTGATAGTGAAAAGAATTATAGCACAGATAATGATAGTGAAGGCAGTGAAGGTAGTGAAGGTAGTGAAGGCAGTGAAGATGAATGTAGTCAAGATGAATGTAGTGAAGGCAGTGGAACAGAAGAATCGAGTGATTGGGAGAGCTGTTCAGACGACGAACCATCAAAATTCGCATATATTAACAATTTCCCAGTACAATTAATTTGTCTCGAAAAGTGCGACGGCACCCTCGATGAACTTTTTGAAAACCATCAAATTGGATGCGACGAGGCAGCCAGTGCCCTTATGCAAGTAATTATGTCGCTCATAATGTACCAAAAAGCATTCCACTTTACACACAACGACCTCCATACAAACAATATTATGTATATAAACACAGACGTCGAATATTTATTTTATAAATATAAAAATACTACATACAAGGTTCCCACGCACGGAAAAATATATAAACTCATAGATTTTGGACGCGGCATTTATAGATTCCAAGGCAAGTTATTTTGCAGTGATAGTTTCGCAAATGGCGGCGATGCGGCAACCCAGTATAACTGCGAGCCATATATGAATGAAAATAAACCCCGACTCGACCCCAATTATAGTTTTGATTTATGCCGACTAGGTTGCTCGATTTACGATTTTATTATTGACGAAGACGATGATGAGGAAGATTTTGATGAATTACAAGCCACAGTTAGTCGCTGGTGTTCAGACGATAATGGAAAGAATATTTTATATAAACGCAATGGCGAAGAGCGATATCCTAATTTTAAATTATATAAGATGATTGCAAGGTCTGTGCATAATCATACACCACAAGAACAACTAGAATTCGAATATTTTAGTCAATTTGCCATGTCTGCCAAAAAAGCCAAAAACGTAGACCGTGAATATATTATGGACATTGATGACATGCCTTGTTATGTGTAAAAAATTGAAGGGTTTATAAATGAATATTTTTTATTATAAACAAACATAAGAAAAACATAAGAAAAATGTTCCAAATCGGTCAAAAAATCCTGGCAAAATGGTCGGATTCTGGGAAGCGAGATTTAGATAGTAAGAGCACACCGTCATATTTTGCCACAGTACAATCTATAAATGACGATGAAACATATGATATTTTGTTTTATGACCAGACTCTTCAAACAAAAACTGACGGACGCTACATATCAACTGAAGAGAATATCAAACAAGAAATCCGGGCCAAATTTCTGCAACAGTTTGTAGTAAAAACCAGAGACGAAATCAAGCGCGGTTCAAAAGACATTTACTGGAAGGAAATGCCAAATGGTAAATTTAAAAAGTTGGGACAGTACGTGGCAACTACTGTTCCTTGGGAGGGCGTCGAAAAAGGAACTGAATATGAGAGGACGTTTTTGCATTTTACGGAATCAGACGAACCCATTGAATCGTCTCATCATACTGATGTGTTTTACATTGTTCGAAGATGAAATTATGAAAACCATGTCTTTAGAAAAATATATTTATATATTTATATATAAAAGGTTGAAATGGCGAATTATTTAGTAAATAAAGAGCAAAATCCTGCACAGGGGTCCACCCCCACCTATTCCCCAGGCCCAGCTCCCGAGGGCACGGGCTATCAGCTTTGGTTGGCGGCCTTTAGTGGGCAGGTGGCCAAGGTGCAGGCCTTGTGTGAGAGGTGGGGTGGTCATGGGGAGGTCATCAGCTGGGCCAACCCTGATAATGGTGGTTGGAC